CCGCGCCCCGGCGGCGCGCGCCGCTGCGCCCGCGCGGGGGCCAGCCGACGCCGCCGCGATTGCCCGCGCGCGCCTATCCCCTGACTGGCGTGTGCGTCTGGCGGTGCGTCTGGCCTCGGAGCTCGGATTACGGCGCGGCGAGGTCGCGAAGGTGCGCGGCTGCGACCTGGTTCGCGACTTGCACGGCTGGTCACTGATTGTCCACGGGAAGGGCGGAAAGCCTCGGACGGTGCCAGTACCTGAGTCAATCGCCGTAGAGATTCAAGGCCACGGCCCCGGCTGGTTGTTTCCAGGTGCCGATTCGGGGCATGTCTCGGCTGAGTGGATCGGGAGGCTGGTAGGGCGTGCATTGCCGCGCGGGGTCACGATGCACGCCCTACGGCATTCGTTCGCGACGCGCGCCTATGAGCGCACGGGCGATCTAGTCGCCGTCCAGAGGGTTCTCGGACACGAATCGCCACAAACCACGCTCCGATACCTAGCGATAGCCGATGAGACACTTCGGGCTGTCGTGGAGGCGGTGGCCTAGGCGCGGCCCTCCAGTGACCTGATCCTGGCGTCATAGTCGCCATGCTCTCGATCACGGGTAGATCGGATGTCTCCGATCTCATGGCCAAGGCCTTTGAGCTCACGGGCGAGGCCTTCGATCTGATGCCTGGTCACCATGACATCGGCGGCGGTCTTGGTCTGCTCAATCTCGATCCTGGACACGCTCTGGCTACTGGCTACCAGCGTCGATTCAATGCGGGTGATCGCCTCGGAGTGAGCGGCGAGGGTATCGCCGAGGCGTTCTATCGCATCCCCCGCGCGCGCGGATTGTTCGTCTGTCCTGTTCACGGCGTCCGCTAGAGACGATCCGTGGTTAGGGCTGACCTGTGCGCGGATGCGGCGCGCCTGGATGAGGGTAGCGACCGATGCGACGACGGTCGATAGGCCGGTGAGGCCGCCGAGGGCCGTAATGACCTCGGCGGCTCCACTCATTCGCCGCCCCCGGTCGGCGGGACGTGCGCGAGCGCGGTCCCGGTGCCAAGGACCGATGCCACGAGGGCAACCCAGAGCGGGGCGGTCTCGGACTCAATCACTCCATAGATGACCAGGAGCGGAACGGCGGCGGTTGCGACACCGTATGCCCACCGTCGCACGGTAGGGGTAAGCCAGCCGATGGGCTGAGGGGTCGCGGCGTGCTTCGGCGTGTCAGTCATGGTTAGAGAGTCCCTTCAATGAGATGGAGCTGGAGTTCGGCGACGGTTGCCATGCCAACATAGCCGTCCACGGGGACGCCGAGGCGGGCCTGCAGGGCGGCGATAGTCTCGGGGCCAAGGATGCCGTCCACGGGGACGCCGAGGCGGGCCTGCAGGGCCGAAACCATCTGCGATCCATCCGGGTCGCTCTCGAAGTCCCAACCGGCCCCGGCTGCTGGGAAGTTTTCGCGCCATGCCCCGTCCTGACTGGATACGATGCCGTCCACGGGCGTACCGAGGTAGGCCTGCAGGGCGGCGGTCGTAGACGGTCCCCACCAGCCGTCCACCTGGAGGCTACCGGGGTCAGGATCGGCGAGAGCGGGCACGGCGGGCCCGCTGCCCTGGATGAGTAGGGCGCGGGCGTCGAGTTCGTCGAGCCGGGCCTGCCAGCGGCCAGGGCATTCCGTGGGGAAGTGTTCCTGATGCCCCGATAGTGGCAGGTATCCCCATTCGTCGCGGATCGCGGCGATCAGCTGTGCGACGGTCTCGAAGTCGTCGGCGTCGCATTCGGGCCGGCACTCGATCCCGATTGTGCAAGCATTGTTTCCCATGCAGTGCCAGGCACGGTCATAGTCGTGAACAATCTGGGTGACGCGCCCTCCGCTGGCCACGTAGTGCGCAGAGGTGTTTCCATCGGGGCGGGCGAGGTAGGCGGCGACGGCGTCGTGAGACTGCCCGTCTGCGCCCCAATGGTGAATGACGATGCCGAGGGGTTCGCCGTAGGGGCGACCGGGGTCAAAGTTGGGGCCCCAATTGGTGTCGGTGACAGCGCTATTCACGGTCATTGTTGGTGTCCTTTCTGGGTTAGAGGGAGATAGCGAGCCACATGACTTGAGTGCCCGCCGATGCTCCCGAGGTGTTGTTGTGAGCCATCCACGTGAAACCTTCGGGTGTGATGTCCCATGCGGCCGTATTCAGGCGCTGATTCTGCGACTGCATGAACACCATTGGCGCTTTATCGAACCGCTTCGGGAACGAGACCTTGTAAAAGGCGGTCTGATCGCCGGGCTGGAGGGGGTAGACGTACACCTGACCGACCTGGAATGCGGTCGTGAGCTTGTCGGTTGCTGCTTTGAGCTCGGCAAAGTTCTGGTTAACATCTTCGGCGCGGGCGATTTCGCCGGGGATGAAAGTTTTCATGAGGGTTGTCCTTCCTAGTGGTTGGTCGTGAGGTTCAGGCGCGTTTTCCAGGTCGTCGGCGTGATCGTGTGGGTGACCTGCGTAATGAGTGCGAGGGCGTCTTCATTGCGCCATTCGATGTTGATCGCCTGGATGGGGTCGAAGGTCGCGGCGGTAGCCATGTGCGCGCCCCGATTGACGGGACCGGAGTCGTGCGCGGCAACGAGGGACACGCTGGAGGGCGCGGGATCGGCGCGCACGGCGGCGAGGTAGCGGCGTGCCGTCCTTTCGACGTCGGCGGCTGGGAGGGTGGTGTCAATCGAGATCGCCGAGCCTCCCCATGCGTTCGCGGCGGTTGGATCGTCCACGGTGGTTTCCGTGTCGTCGGCGGTCCACTCGCTGTTTTCGGCGTCCCATTTCGCGCCGTGGTTATTGACGGTGACGTGAGCGACGGTGTCTGTGGAGTTCCACGCTACGTTGACGTCTGTGTAAGACCAGATGCCGGATGTGATCGCGCTGGCTTCGGCGTCGGTGAGGATGATCGCCGCGGATCGGGGGCGCGCAATGCGGATAGATACGGTGCCGTCTCGTTCCACGGTCCAGGAGCCGAGGACCGATGCCGTGAGGGCGTCCAGGTGCTTGGCAAGGCTAGTTTCCCAGACGGTCGGCGGCACGGTCTGCGTCGCTGTGTCGTGGATGCGGTAGGTCAGTTCCGGGGCTGACTTGATAAGTCGTTCCAGGCGCGCGGTCCAGGGCTCCGATCCGTTTCCCCCGTCTGCCTTTGCTCCGTAGCGGGTGATCGCCGCGAGCCGGGCGACGTTATCGGAGGCGGTGAGGGTGACCTCATAGTCCACGCGCGAGCCGGGCTTATGCGGCGTGATCGTGAGGTCAGTAATGACGCCTGTGTAGATCGCAGTCCTGGTTGGCCAGTGGATCAGGCGAATAGGCGTGCCGTGGTGGAGGCCGGTCGCGCGAGGGCTAAGGGCGTTGATCGCGTGCGCGGTCAACGTGCCCACGGCGGCACTCAAGGCAGGCCCGTTTGTCGTGACGCCGCGCGTCACGGTCAGGTCAGTGCATGGGCCGATGATCTCTTGCCACTGGTTGGCGACCGATTCGCCTTGGTTCCACGCGCGGGTATCCCAGGCGTTGCGGTTCCACGCGAGCGCCCACGGGCGCGGCGCTCCAGTCGTCCAGGCCTGGCGGTTCCATCGGTCGCTGTTCCATCGGAGGCCTGCGCTGCCTTGGATCGGGTAGAGCGCTTGAAGGCTGAGGACGTCGCAGGGCCGGGGGTTGGCTGGGATGTCGGTACGGTCCCAGACCGTGAGGGCTTCAATGATGCCGGTCTGGATGCCTGCCACGTCAATGGCGAGCTCGGTCCCCATGTCGCTGTTTTCGGCTGACGTGGTGTAGATGGGGCCGGGCCCGTAGGTGTGAGCTTGGTTGCCAATGCGGATGATGATTGTCTTGCCTGGCTTGTCGGCGCGCACGCGAATTTGTGCGCCGATCCGGTGGCCTGGGACCACGTTGGGCACAGTGATGCTTAGGGCACTTGATCCGGGCGTGAGCGTAAAGCGCACGCGCCCGCCGCTGAGCGGCTGGCAGGTCGCGCCGGTGTAGTCGCTGATCGTGGGGCTAGGGAGTGTCGTCATGGCCTATCGTCCTGCTCCGTTGAGGCGGGTGTACTGGTCGATGGATTGGGCGATCGCGCGACCAGCGTCAATCGACGGGTGAAGCATCTGCGCGGTCACATGGATGGTGACGCCGCCGCGCGCGCGCATCCCGGCCAGACCGCTGGCGTCTGGGAGGCCGAGCGAACCGGCGTCGGCGTCGGCGACCATGCCCGTGAGCGCGCCGAGGGATCGACGCACCGCGCCGTACCGCGATTCCAGGCCCCTGATAAAGCCTTCGATCACGAGGCGACCGGCTGGCGTGAGTAGGATCGCGTCATAGTCGGCGGGGCCCTTCCAGGACGTCAGGCTGGAGGTCAGGCTACCGAGCGTCGATTTGACCGAGCCAATCATTGAGCTGATGCCGCTGATGAAGCCCTGGATGAGGCTCTTACCGGCTCCGATCAGGAGCGAGCCGAGGTTGCCGAGCGCGCCGAGCGCGCGGCTAGGCAGGGATGCTATATAGGAGATCGCCGAGGACACGCCGCTGGAGATCGCGCCAGTGATCCCGCTCCAGGCCCCTGAAACGGTGGATGAGATTGAGGACCAGACGCCAGAGAACACGCCAGAGATCACGCCGAGCGCGCCCGTGATGTATCCCTTGACGATGGAGAGCGCGCCGCTGATGACGCCCTGGATGCCATTCCAGACGCTGGAGACGATCTGCTTAATGCCGTCCCAGACGCCCTGCCAGTCGCCAGAGAGCGCCGAGGTCCAGACCTGGATAATGCCAGAGATGACTCCGACAACGGTGGAGATCACGCTGGAGATCACCTGCCAGACGCCAGAGACGACGCCCTGTATACCCTGCCAGATGGTGTCCCAGTTAGCGGCGAGGCCTTGGAACACATTAATGATGAGATCGACAATGGGCTGGCCATACGATGCCCACGCGGCTTGGAGCTGTGGCCAGACGGCGTCCCACGCTGCTTGAATCTTCTCCCACGCGGCCTGGAGGGCGGGCACGACGTTGGTTTGGAACCATTCGACGACGACGGACACGGCGGCTTTGATCTGTGCCCATGCGGCGTCCACGGCGGCGCGGAACGTCTCATTGTTCTGGTAGAGAGCAACGAAGATCGCGACCAGGGCGGCAATAGCGGCGATCACGAGGAAGATCGGATTAGCGGCCATGGTGGCATTGAGTGCCGCCCATGCAGTCTTAGCGGCTCCGATGATCGTCTTGATCTGGTTGAAGGTCTTGAAGCCTGCAACGAATGTCCCGATGACGGTTGCGGCGGCTCCAATGGCGGGGCCGAATCTCTCGAAGAATGCGACAACGCGGGACACGGCGGGCGGGACCGTCGTGGTGAGCCAGTCGATCAGGGCTTGGAGGTGGGGCCGAATCTCGGTCTGGAATACGGCGGCGGCCTGCTTGATCTTCGGGACAACGTTCGCCTGGATGCGCGCGGCGAAGTCCTGGAGGGCCGGAATAGCGACGTCCTTTGCCCACGTCGAAAGCGATTCGAGCGCGGGCACGAGGTGTTCAATGGCGGCGGACGCGAGAGCGGTCACCATGGGCAGGACCAGAGTACCGGCCTTGGCTGCGAAGTCTCCGAAGTGGGCTTTGAGGACTTGCACCTGATGCGCGAGGGTATCGCCTTCTCGAGCGAAAGCCCCGTGCGCGTCGGCGGTCTGCTCCATAATCAAGGCGAGGGTCGCGGCTTGCTGCGCTTCGTTATCGAATGAGCCGCCCACCTTCTGGAAGCCGAGCTCGGCGGCTTTGGCGTCGATGCTGGCCTGCTTCAGGGATACGCCGTAGCGCTCAATCGGATCGCGCTCACCTTTCAGGGCGCTGGAGAGCGCGGCGACGGCGTCGGAGGTCGAGCCGCCGAATTGCGCGCTGAGGTCGGCGGCGACGCCGATCAGGTCGTTGGTCTTGCCTGCGAGCTGGTCGATTGAGGTACCGCCGTTTTTGAGCTGTGCGCCCAACAGCGTGCCAAGCTCTTGATATTCATTCTTGGTGAGACCGACGGTTGATGCCGCTGTATCGGCGTAGGCCTTCATCTGGTCTGCGCCGGACTTAAAGACTGCTTCGATAGCTCCAGTTGACTGCTCCAGGTCGGCGGCGGCACTGACTGCCTTTGCCCCGGCGACGCCGATAGCGGCTGCGCCAGCGGCGGCGACGGTCGCGAGGGTCGTCACGGCCTGTTTGCCCGCGCTCGCGAGATTCGTCAGGCCGGTTTCCTTTGCCAGGCCCTTGAATGCTCGGCTGAAGTTCTTGGTCTCGGCGACGACAGAGACCTTTACGACGTGGCCAGCCACTGGCTATCCTTTCTGCGCTTTGGCGCGTTCCTGGAGGAGGTCCAGGATCGCGCGGGCGTCTTCTAGCGTGAGGTTTTCGCGCGCCTCCCATGGGCTGATCCCGGCGTCCACGGCGAGGATCGCGAGGATGGGGCTTAGGGAGGTCGCGCCGGTCATTCCCCCGGCGTTTCCTGGGTGGAAACGAGGGCGGTTGCGTCTTCCATGGTCAGCTCGGTTGCGGCGTTGTATGCGTCGTCGCGGGTCTGGTAGCCGCCGCGCCGGAACAGGAGGACGGCACACATGGCGATCATGGGCGAGGCGAGCTTGCCGCCCGCTTCGGGGTCGAATGAAGTGATCGGTTCGCCGGTCTTGCGTTCGTAGTACTCCAGGTCGCCGAGGGTGAGCGCGTTCATGTTCATTGATGTGGTCCTTACCAGTTGTGTTGGTCGAGTAGTTCCTTGATGCCCTTGCCAAAGCCAGCGAACGTCCTGGGACGCATCTTTTCTTCGGCTTGGGAGAGCCAGCGGGGGCCGCTGCGTGAGTCGGCTCCCCAGTGCCTAACGCCCGCGTATGGGAGGCGTGACTTGGAGCCGACCCTCACCATGACTTTCCGCTTGGATCGGCTGGGCTTGATGCCGGATGCGAGGCGTCCGGTCTCATGTGGGGCGAGGGTACGGGCGAGGGTGGCGATAGGCGTTGCGAGCCGGTATGTGAGGTCTTTCAGGTCCGTGACGGCCACGCCTACCGCTTCGGCGTCGCGTAGGAGCGCCTTTATCCCGGTGATTTCGACGCTACCGCCGTCCAGATTGACGCGACCGTCACGGATGCCGGTCATGGAGGTTAGTTGTCTTCCATGTTGCCCGCGCCGAGCGTCGACGTGGCGGTGAGCTTCTCGGGTTCGCCCTCACACTGCCACTCGAAGTCGAACGTCGATCCCTTTTCGTCGCCAGCCTCGGAGCTGATCGACGGCTTGACTCCGATCTTCGCCTTGATCTTGAAGTGCGGCTGCTTCGCAGTCGCTACCTTATTGCCGAAGGGGGCAACGATGACGTCCACGGTACGGCCAGCCTGGGACCAGAGCATGTCCCAGAAAGATCCGGCGTCGAACGAGACAATGGCCTTGCCCTTCAACTTCCAGGCAGAGGACGCGCCGGATAGGGCGTCGGCGAAAGTCACGACGTCCTTGTCAGAGGTTTCGGGCGCGAGTTCGTAGCTGGAGATGTCGCTCCAGTAGTCCTTACCTCCGATGGAGAAACCGAGCTTGTTACCGAGGATACGTGCGTTGCGGGTGACAGTCATGGTCAGGAGTCCTTTTCTATGGTGTAGGTGAGTGAGGTTGTGATGGGGGCGGCGAGGTATGCCTGCCCGTCTGCGCCCTTGATCGTCTGGTAGGCGTCCACGGCTGCGAACATGCCCTCCCTGACCATGCCAACGACGATTGAGTCAACGGCTGAGTCCAGGCGGGCGACGGCCAGGGCATTGGTAGTCGGTGCGACCGCTACCGTGATCGAGAGCCGTACCGTGACGGCTCCGTGCGCGGTTTCGTCGAAGGCGACCAGGGGTGTTCCCTCGGTGACGACGACGCACGGCGGGGCGAGGCGTTCGGGGATCGACGTCAGGACGGGGATGGAGGTGATCCGGGTCAGGATGTCGGCGAGATCGGCGCGGGCGGCGGCGATAGGTCCACTGTTGTTGGTCATGAGATCGCAAGGGGTAGATAAGGGGCCAGGAGAGGTCGCGCGGCGACCATGGCGTCACGGGCGACGCGGATCGCCGCTGTACCGTCGAATCCATCGGCGAAGTTCTTGATCCCGTTGGGGGCACTGCGTCGGTGGTAGAGCTCGGCGGCGACTTCGATTTGCGCGCGCTCCAGGATTTCGGCGGGCACGGTCGCGGTGCCGACCTGATCGCGTATGAGCGTCGCGGCCTGCTCGGCACACTCTTTCAGGAATGCGTCGTTGGGCACGTCTCCCACGTAGGCGGCAATGCGGGCGGTCAGGTCGGCACTCACGGTCAGGCTCCGATCTTCAGGGGCACGAGGCCGGTCGGAATTTCGGTAGCCACGGCTCCGTAGCGGTACACGCTGAACTGCTTACTCAGGTTGACAATGTTCTCATCCTGAAGCTGAACAAGCGGGGTCTCGTAGGTGCGGATCGCCTCGGAGTTGTAGAACGCGCCCACGATGCCCGCGCCGAGCTCGCCAGCGGTCGCGCGCAGGTTGCAGGTCACGGGAACGTCGAGAATGACGCCGGTCAGGGCCTTGGCGTTCGTGGTGCCAATCGTGTTGGTGGGGTTCTCGGTGGCTCGCATGAGCGGGCGTCCGTCCGTGCCGGTCAGGCCGGAAAGCGCCTTGAAGGTCGCGAGATCGACAACAAGGCCGTCCAGGGTCAGGGCCTGGTCGGCGAACTTCGCGGCGGCGTCGATGAAGATACCGGAGATGTCCGACCAGGTGAGGGCGGTCGCGGCCTTGGTGACGGCGAGCTTGGATGCGTCCTGCGCCTTGACGGCGGTGGCGAACTGCGTGGCGAAGTACGCCGCCGAGGCCTGGCCAGCGGCGATAGCCATGCCGCGCAGGGACGTGTCCAGGAGATTGACGCGGGTACGCTCAATCGCCTGGCGAGAAAGCTCGGTGTAACCGCCGAAGGTCTTGATCGGCGCGCTGCGCTTCTTCGTGGTGATCTTACCCATCTGGAGATCAGCACCTTCGGCGGTCTGTGCGTTCACGGTCAGGGTGTTGGTCGCGAGCTCGGTAAAGTCGAGCTCCATCCCATCGGCGGGGAGAGCGCCGCGAGAGAACAGCCCGGCCAGGACGTTGGGCTTATCGACGATGCGCGTCAGATCCTTGATCCACTCGGGGACAACCATGGTTGCATCCGCACTGGAGGGAGTGCCGTTGAAGGCGCGGGTCTGGATCGCGGCGATCTCGGCGCGGTATGCCTCATCGGTGATGAGGGCCTTAATGGCTTCGCCGGGGGTGCGCTTGTCGGCGGCGGGCGTGGTGCCGCGCTCGGCGGCGGCGAGGGTCGCGCGCTGCTCCATGGCGGTGATGTCGGCGCGCAGGTCGTCCAGGTCGGAGGCGAGCGCGTAGGCGGGTGCGTCGGTCATGGGGGTTGTCCTTTCGGTGGGGGTGGGTTGTTCGCGTACTTCGGTCACGGTCGCGCCGTCGTAGGCAGGGAAGGGAACCAGGCTGACTTCTCGGAGGTCCAGGCTGGTAATCGTTGTGTGCGTCCCGTCGTCGGCTTCGGCGCGTTCGTAGGTGAGCGGAATGAAGCCGATGGAGAGGCGGTCAATGACGCCGTCCTTGACTAGCTGGTAGGCGTCGCGGGCGGTCTGCGTGTCCGAGAAACGGGCTTCGATCTCGATACCTTCGGCGGTCTCGGTCGCCGAGGTAATTAGGCCAATGGGTTCGTCGTGTCGCCACACGAGTTTGAGGCTGGTCGCGTCGTCGGCTCGGTCGGCGAGAGCGCCGGGCGCGATACTCTCGAAGTAGCCGGGGGCGAGCTCAATTTCGACGCCGTAGGGGACGGCCAGGCCGCGCACGGTGCGCGGCTCGGCGTCGGCGTCGGCTCGGATGGTGAAGCGGCGGGTCTGGAGGTCATTCATGCGGGGTGTCCTTATCGGTCTTGGCGGCGTCGTCGGTGATCCCTTCGATGCGGCGCGCATACTCGGGGGTGTAAATGCCGGCGTCGATAGCGGTCTTGTGTGTGGCCATGCGGGCGGCGGGGGTCGCGCGCAGGATCGCGTCCAGGTTGAATCGAACGGTCGTCCCGCGCGGGACGATTGCGGTCAGTGCGTCCTCGATCTCTCGCAGGTAGGCCATGAGGGTCCACCGTATGAAGTCCGTCGCGGCGTCGTTAATGTTCTGGTAGGTCAGACTCGATCCGTTCACGGCGGCTAGGAGCATGTGCGCGGGGATGCCGAACATTCGACCGACTGCGAGGACGTCGAAGGCGCGGGACTCCAGGAATTGAATCTCACTCGGTGTGAGGTGTAGGGGCGAGTATTTGAGGCCAGCGCCGATGACGGCCACACCGCCGCTCTGGGAATTGGACTCATTCCAGGCGCGCTTAGCGTCGGCGGCTTGGGCGGCGGTGATCGGCTGCTCCGTGGATAGGACGCCGGTGGGCACGCCGCCGCCGTGGGTCCAGTTCGCGGCGTAGGATGCCATTTCGGTTGCACCCTGGAGGGATCGCGCGCAGGCCTGGATCGGGCCGAGGCCAGCGGCTTCGCCGGGGATGTAGGTCAATCGCAGGTGTCTGATCTGATCGGGTTTCCAGGTGCGCGATCGCCATTGCACGGTGCGTTCGCCCGTGTTGGGGTCCAGGACGGGAAGGCACTGTGTGGGGTCCAGGACGCGCAGTGAGTTGGCGCGCCCGTCGCCGGTACGTCCAATGAGCCAGTAGGCGTTTCCTCGGAGGGCGAGGCTGGCGATTGTCTCGGCAATGAGCGCGGTAGGGGTCAGATCGGGGCCGGGCGTCGCGACGACGGTGGGCATGTCGCGGCCTTCGAGCTGTGAGCCGTCGCGCCATGCGTCGAGCGAGATTTGCTTGCCAGCGGCCTGGAGGACACTCACGGCGCGATAGACCGAGTCCAGGGCGAGCGCGCCGCGCTCGGTAATGAGCGCCGCTTCCCGTGCGGGCGGCGTGATGCCCGCTGGGATCGGCGCGACGGTCTCGGCGCGGTGGAAGCCGAATAGGGATGCGAGGGAGGCCATGGCTGAGAGTATGCGGGGTACCCGATTCGCATCCCGGCTTATACGTGTCGCCAGCGATACGCGGATAGGGCGCGGCGGGCGTGCCGGTCGCCGGGGTGAGCGTGCCGCTCATGCTCGGAGACCTGGGTCAGGGCGCGCTCATGCGAGGCGGCGGGGAGGCCCCTCCATCCGCACTCGCACATGGGAAGGAAGGTGCAAGCCGAGGCGTCAACGTGGATGCGCATGATGGGGCTCCCTGGATGGTCAGTAGATTTGGATGCCGGGTCGTGGCTGGCACGCTGCCCATACGGCGACGGCCCCGGCGCGTAGGGCGTCGATGGGGCGCGGCGATTTGGCGACGTCGAATGCGGTCACGCCGGAAAGCTGGCGCAACACAACGGCCCCCGTGGCTTTGATGAGCTCTTGGTTGCCGTCGTGCGTGAGGCGCTTCGCGTTCACTCGATCTAGGAATAGCTGGCAAGCCGAGGCGTATTCGCGGGTCGCCAGGGTGGTGATCGGCGTCCCCTCGGCTTCGAGATCGGCGGCGAGCGTGCGCGTGGGGCCTGCTGAATCGCATCCGATCCACGCATAGCCAGCGGCCTGGAGGCCATGGAGCGCGGGGCGTACCCAGTCGATGCCGGGCCCTGACATCACGGTAGCTAGGCAGGGGTCGCCGTCGTCGTCGATCCAGGCGGCGGCGATTGTCGCGGCTGATCGGTCGGCGGCGAGATCGACGGCGAGGCAGACGCGCGAGGGATCGGGGGCGGTCAGGTCCAGGTCCATGAGCGAGCTAAATAGGTGGATGTCCACGGCGGTTTCCTCGGCGGCGGTCTCCAGGTTCAGGATCGAGCGACGCCATGAGGCGAGGTTGTCGGAGCGCAGGGCCCTGATCTTGTCGGCGGTCTGCGTGTGGCCTAGCGCCGGGTGGAAGGACAGGGTTTCGTCGCTGTAGGGGTCGCGCTCGGCGGCTTCTTCGTCTGCGCTCCACTCGAAGAAACACATGCGGCTATGTGGATCGTCGACGGACTTCCTGCCCTGTCGGATCAGCTCATTGAGATACGCTGATTTATCGGTGCCCTTGGTGGAGACGATCCATAGCTGTGAGTCCTTGATGGTGAGCTGGGTAGGGTTGATCGCTGTCTCCAGGGCAAGGCCTGCTTCGGCGTCGAAAGCCCACGCCTCGTCGACGGTCACGAGGTGGAGCGAGTCGCCGTGGATTGACTTCGGCGTCGGCGCGAACGGGCTGATGAATGAGCCGCGCTTCAGGTACTCGGTTCGCTCGGAGCCCTGCGAGGCGTACACCCTGAAATATCCGGGCTTTTTTTCTGCGTTGAGCGCGGTGTTGATCTGTTTCCACCGTTTGCGAGCGTCTTTGCCGGTCTGCGCTGTCATTAGGATTTCGTGCCGGTTGTAGGCCATCATGCGATCCACCATGACGGCGCGCAGGAGGAAGGACTTACCGGCCTGGCGTGGGACCGTGACGACGACGACGGGATACCTCCAGGCCCCCGGCGTGTCTGGATCGAGCTCTAGGGCGACGTCGGCGACCTGGCGTTGCCAGGGCATGAGCGAGCCGCCGAGGAATGCGGCGGTCGCGGCGATCCGAGCGCCGAAGGTCGGATTATCCGGGTTGCGGCGCGTCGCGTACTTCGGAGCGGCGCTCATGATGCGGTGAGGGCGTCGCGGGTTAGCTCGGCTAGGGCCGCGTCGAAGGCGTCTAGTTCGCGGTCGGTGCCTTCGGCGGGGCGGGGAAGACTATCGAGCGATTCCAGGACGTTTTTCAGGACGTTGGAGGTCGCGACGCTCGGTGCGCCGCCGTTCAGGCTTCGATCAAGGGCGGCGGCGGCTTTGATGAGCGCGGCCCGCTTTGCCTTCTCGATTGGGCCGAGGACGCCCTTGGCGTCTAGGTCGTCGAAGGCTTCGCGCACGGCGTCTTCGATCTCCCCCGTTGGGGGCGGTTCCACTTGGAACAGTTCGTTGGTCATCTCTCGCATGGTGTGGGTTTCCGGTCTGGTTTCGGGCCGTTTCGGGCCGGTTTATCTGGGCGTCGGGGAGGGAAGGAAGTTTGGGGGGCGGAGACTGCCCGGCGGTGTGTCTAAGAACACGGATTGCTCGGTGCGGTCAGGCCTGGCCAGGTGCCAGAGCCAGACCAGGACCGGGGCGGCTCGAAGTCCGAGGCGGGCTTGGCTTGCCTGCTGACGTTGCAGTGGTGGTGAGCTGGTCGCAGGTTGGTGATGTCATCGGTGCCACCCTTCGAACGGGGTATGACGTGATCGACGGTCAGGCCGAGGGGCGAGCGGCGGGACGCGGCAAGGTCGATCGGCTTTCCACAGAGCCAGCATGTGGAGCCGTAACGGCCAAGCACCTGGTTAGCCAGTCGGCGGACCTTGGAGCCGTCCCAGCTCATCGGCGCGGCCCGTAGACGGTGGGGGGCGGGGGCGGGTAGGTGGCGGCTATCTCGTCACGCATCTGGCGGGCGAGGGCTGCGATCTGGAGGGCCATCCCCGCTAGCTTGAATTGCGGGCTGCTCATGCTGTACGGGTGAGCGCCGTTCAGGGCTTCGTGTGCGCGCATGGCGGCGGCTTCGATGTCGGTCGCGATGTCGGCGACGATAGCGCGAGAGTCAGGCAGCGGCGTTGGCATTGAGCAGTTCCTTTGCGGTGGAGTCTTTCAAGGTGAGGCGTGCCCACTGGAAGTATTGGGCGTCTGGGTAGGTGGTATGCATGTATTCCACGAATGCGGGGGGCCAGCATGATTCGGGGTCTTGGTCCTTGGCTGTCTCATCGTCTTTGCGCCGCCGCTCTGCGGCGGCTCTCTCGGCTTCGGCGACCTGTTGCTGTCGCATGATTGCTTCATACTTGCAGCGATTGCAGCGATCCGATGAGGGTTCGCCGTGCTTGCACTCGGTGGCAAGGTAGGTCATGTAGGTGGGCTTGTACTTCGGCATATCGGTTGATTCGTCCTTTCGTGGCGAAATGATCTTCTTTCGGGAGGAACGAGGGGCGGCCTTGGCGGCCCCCTCATCCCGAAGGGAGGGAAGGGGAGTACTCATGTCCACATGAGCGTCGATCGGCTTCGGGCGGGCGCTGTTTCGACGAAGGCGATACATCTGAATGCGTGCGCGTGTTGCTGCGTTCCTTGCCTGGTCCTCAGCGTCGGAGGCGCGGCGGAAGGCCAGCGTCCAGTCCACGAGGACGCGCTTAATCACTTTGATGACGCCCACGGTCGGCGCGCCCATGCGGATGCCGCCCCGGTGCCATTCGATGACGCCCGCGTCCTCTAGCCACTGGAGACAACGCGAGGTGTGGCGAAGGGAGTAACCGGCGCGCTTTGCGAGTTGGCGGGCCGTGGTCTGGACGGCGGCGGACAGGTCGGCGCGAGTGTCGTGGGCAAGGATGGCGAGGGTGTCGAGGATTGCCCGCGATGCGGCGAATTCACGTCCTCTAAGCGGTCCCCACCCGATCCGAGAGAGCGCAGCGAGAATGGAGGTGAAGCTCATCCCGGCATTGAGCTTGCCGCCCCGGCGGCGGGCGGGCGCGGGGGTCGGCTGGGCGGCG